AGAACTTATATGACTGATCCGCGCCACATTGCCTCGATTGTTTTTTGGTTCATATTTTTTGGGAAACCTTCGGGTGATGCGGCGCACGACGTTCTCAGCAAGTTTATGTACAGTCTCGGGTACACGGTATGATTGAGACAAAGTCTCAGACCCTCCCGGTAAGTTTATGAAGTGATCAACGTCAGCACCCGCCCATCTATAGATGGCTTGGTCGTCGTCTCCTGCACAGTACATACGCTTAGAGTTTTCATCTAGTATGTGAGCTATGTCCCACTGTAGAGGACTTAAATCTTGCGCTTCATCTAAGAAGCACAGGTCAAACTCAGGGCAGTATGTGTTCTTGCCAGATACAAACTGGTCTAGCATGTCAGTAAAGTCGTAGAGCCCCAACTTATCTTTATATTCTCGTAGGCATTTCTCGACATAATTTACTGTATTCCAGTCTTCTTCGATGTTGCTACAGTTATACTGGTCTCTCAAGTTAACTTTTCGTAAGCGGGATAAGTTAATTAATCCTAAAATAGGATCGTTACTGGAAACCATAGAGGGCACGTCATCATCAAAGTTAGTGTTCTTTGAGCCACCCAGAGAGATGCCGATCTTTTTACTTAATTCTCTGTAGTTAGCTTCTTGCATTACTTGCTCGGGACGAATGTCTGTCATTGTTAGTGCAAGTGAATGCAGGGTGCGGAAGTGAACCAAGTCTTTCTTTGCGTCTAACCCGAAGCGAGCCGAAGCTCGCTCTTTAGCTTCGTTTGCCGCTTTGCGTGTAAACGCTAGAAAAGAAATACGATGCGGATGGGTACCGGCCTCTAACGCCTCGTCTACCATGTTTAGTAGCGTGGTCGTTTTACCAGTGCCGGGCGGCCCAAAAATTCTAAACATCTCTAGTCTTTTCGCGCTTATATATCTGTTGAACCCGTTGTTTTGATATTCCAAACCATTTGGCTACGGCTGTCATAGTAACACGTTGCTCATCGATGAGGCGTACAATCTCTGCATTGCGGTCGGCTTTAATTACATTTGGCATTAGAACGGAGCCTCTTGTTGTGATCCAAACTCAGGAGGATCAATGTCGATGTCCATGTTGTCAAACGACGGTATCTGCCAGACGCGTACAGCACGTCCTTTGATCTTCATAACAAGGCTACTTCCGTTAATGTCTCGCAAGCGTTGAGCAATGCGATGCGATTTATATTCGAAGAACTTATTCTTTTTCAGGAAGTTTTCAAAGTCTTTTAGGCGGAAATATGTAATATTGACCTCTTCATCAGTCCAAGGTTTACGAAGTAAGATTTCTTCTTTATCTTGCGCAACCTGTAAATGACGACAGAACTCTTCTAAGTAATCGTAGAACTGACCACTTATACTGGCGTCTTGTGCTACTTCAATGATTGCGCTTTCGTTATCTTTCATCTCATTCAGCAAGGTGCTGATACGGCTTTCCCATTGTTGCTTGGCTACACTTCTAGGCATGAAGTTAAGTTGCTCCATACAAGCTTTCTGAAAGGTCATCTGGTTCATTAGTGCGTCAGTGTCCATTTCTAATGGTTCACCGTTTACATCCATAAACCAAACGGGTGGGGTAGAGTTATATTTTCTGAGATTTGCTATGGTAGCACCGGCTACCGCGGCACCTATGCCGAACTTACGTGTCCGACATAGGTCTTTATTACAGTGCGAATTGATCGGGGCGTCTGAACATTTGTACGCGTAATCTTTCCGCTCAACTTGTTTGGCTACAACATTTACCTCCGAGAGTGGCAGTGGCGGAGATATGTACTCCATGTTGAAGCGTAGTATCTCTGATTCCCAACTGTCTGGGTACGCCTTTCGTAAGTAAACGCCGATGTTGAATAGACCATTGTTTCGTCCTCCTTCACTAATACGAGCTTTACACAGTATCTGTAGGCAGGGCGGACCATCCTTGAGTAGGTCGGTTTCTCCGCCACCTACTACTTGAAGCTTAACAATTTGTTCAGGAGTTTGTACATGCTTTTCGTACAGTTCAATAAATTCTTCCAGAGTTGCGGACGTGCCGTCATCTAAGAAGGCGTAACGTAAACCGTTCTCGTGGTCATAATAAGGTAGATTTAAAAAGTTACCAACGTCCCCGCGGTCGAGGTGTAACCTGATCTGTTTTGGAAATATTTCGCTTTCGCCATATCCGAGAGCCGCGGCTATTGATTGCAGAGCCTTCTGCATATCCTTGGCTTCTGTCCACTCATTTGCAAACAAGAAGCAGTGCGCTCCACCGGATTTAGACCGGCAAACTACCATAGGTATATCTAACCGTCGTATTTTATCTACCAGTAATTTGTGATCTAACGGGTACTGATCAATATCAATACAGCCCCATTTACAACAATTATCTTCATTAATAGGAATGATGCCTAAACCTGCACCCGCCCCAGAGAGATGGTTATCCCAAAGTTTTTCAGTACGCGGTTCTCTTAATATGCCCGCTTTACCTTTGGCTTTACCATTTGCACCTGTATTTTCAATTCTAAAGTAGCCGTAGGCTTCTTTTAAACCATCAAAGATGGCCATAAACTTTTCTGCTGACATTATTTACCCCACTCGAAAGAAAGCGGCGGGACATTATTACCCCGCCGCATACATTAATTAAAACGGTATGTCGTTATCGTTTTTAGTTGATGCTTCTTCGTCTGAGTGTTTTACAACAACATCCCCTGCGGTGATGCTTGATGCAAATTCTTTTGCCCGTGTATACATGTGAGCGTCTGCTACCGGACCCTCTACTGACATTTCCCATCCATGCCATGATCCTTTGGAGTTCTCTTCCCCAATAGTCTTCAAGTCATAGATGTACGCAAAACGTGGTGGCGTAAAAGGCCCGTTTGCTCCCATCATAGAACGTGATGCCATAATGCTATTCCATTTACGTGACTTTTTAAGTTGCGTAGACTTCATTGCAATCAAAGCGGTTTCCATTGAACCGTCTTCCGCAAGTAAGATCACGAAATGCTGATGCGTTTCCTCGATGTATTCACCAGAACCGTCGGCCACGTAATCTTTGTTGTCGTCCTTAGAACGTTCAACTTTTGGACGAGCGTCGTTTGGCTCGTAGATCGCGGTAGGCGCACCGCTTCCAACGCCCCGTGGAGCCCATTGGATGAACCTACGTTGATATGCGCATGGAATGACACGAATGCCCGTCTTGCCCTTGTACAAAGCGCCTGTGACGGTGTTATAGATGTCACCTTTGCGCGCTTCTTCGTTAACGTCCAATACAGGGTCATTACCTGATAGAACTTTTAGAAACGGCAGGGCTAAATCTTCTTGCCCCAAATCCTGTAGACCACCACCGGCGTCCGCTTCAAACATTGCAGGGTTGAACTCAGCAACCCCTGCTTCTTCTTTTTTAGCAACTTCTTTTGACTGTGCCATATTATTTACCTTTTTTAATTACTGCGCGTTGACCGACATAAGCTCCGAATAATTCCATCGGAAACTCTTCTCCTGCCTCGCATCTCTCTTTCACAAACGCACGTAGTGTTTGTGGGTGAATTTCGGTTTTTTGCGTTGGCACAAAACCTTCTCTTTCCGCAAATGCAGAAAAAGCATGTGCTTGATCGTCCTCGCCACGGCCAAACTGGCATAAGACAGTATTCTTAATAATGTCATCATACCCGTTATCACGTAACCAGTTATAAGCTTGCGGACGATTGTTAACCAGTATGGAAGCTCCATACGTTTGTTTCACTTGTACGGTAGAACCGTCATCCAAAGCAAAAGAAGAAATGCCAATCTCTGCAAGCATTGCGGGCATCTCTTCATCCGTCAATTTAAGAAGCCTTTTCTTGGCGGCCTTGAGGTCTGTTTCAAGGTCATCAATGTAAAGCTCTTCATCGCGGATTTGTCGGGCTAACTCAGCAACTGTAGTTAATCCTTTTTGGTCTATCTTTTCGACAGAAGAGGCGATAGTATCCTCAAAATCTTGTTCCATCATTTTTAGTACATCATTACTCATTCCGAGTCTCCTTCGTGTTTAAAGGCACCGTTCGGGCCTTGACAAATACAGATAATATCTTATACTCCAAAGTTGTCAAGCAGTTTTTTACAGGGGAAACCAATGCGCGGATTTGAATACAAGACCAACCCATATGACCACCAACGTACAGCCTTAGAAGCTTCGTGGGCAGAGGAGTATTATGCTTTGTTTATGGAGATGGGTACAGGTAAAACCAAGGTGGCTATTGATACGATGGCTGTACTTTTTGAAGCGGGTAAAATTAACGCCGCACTGGTTGTCGCCCCCAAAGGTGTTTATGATAACTGGGTAAAGAATGAAATACCCGCACATCTACCCGATAGAATACAACGTCAGATATTACGTTGGACCCCTGCTAAGACAAAGCGCATGGAGACCAACCTCAAAGACTTTATTGTAGATAAAATTAACGGTATTAAAGTTTTTGTAATTAACATTGAGGCGTTTTCCACGAGCCGTGGTACGGAAGCCGCTCTAGCGTTCCTGTATCAAAACCCTGACAACATGGTAATAGTAGACGAAAGCACTACTATAAAGAACCGCAAAGCCGCTCGAACAAAGAACATCGTTAAGTTACAAGAATACTCTAAGTATCGGCGCATCTTGACGGGCTCACCTATAACGAAAAGCCCAATGGATTTGTTTAGTCAGTGTGACTTCTTGAAGAACAAGGCCTTGGGTTTCAACAGTTACTTTGCCTTTCAGGCGCGGTACGCAAATATACAACAGCGAACAATGGGGCACCGTAGCTTTCAACAGATCGTAGGGTATAGAAGATTAGACGAACTTTCTGAAAAGTTAGATTTGTTTAGTAACCGTGTGTTAAAAGAAGACTGCTTAGATTTACCCGAGAAAGTTTATGTACGCCGTGAGATAGAGTTTACGCCAGAGCAAAAGAAGCTGTACACACAAATGAAAAAGTTAGCTTTGGCTAAGTTAGAGAGCGGGGAGCTTGCAACAACGGCTAGTGTTCTTACGCAGATCATGCGTTTACAACAGATTTGTTGCGGATTTATACAGCCTGATGAGGGTGAGATACAAACAATTGCAAGTAACAGACTAAAAGAATTACTGGAGCTAACTGATGAGGTGCAAGGTAAAGCTATTATCTGGGCTACTTATACGCATGACATCTTACGCATAGAAGGTGCGCTACAAGAAAGGTTTGGACCAGACGCGGTAGCGACATATTTTGGCGGCACTCCACAAGATGAGCGTCAGGCCATTGTCACGCGCTTTCAAGATAAAAACGATCCACTTAGGTTTTTTGTGGGGCAACCCCGTACAGGGGGTTACGGCATTACCCTTACAGGTGCCAACACAGTAATTTACTTTTCAAATAGTTATGACTTGGAGATTAGGTTACAGTCCGAGGATCGCGCTCACCGCATTGGACAGACAAA